TCATTCGTACCATCACCATAGAATGCAACCGCATCCATCCATGATGAAACCTGATTTGTAGCCTGACTTAATGTCAAGCCACGTGTAACGAATCCCTGAACTGATGAAGCAGCAGTGTCCAAACCGTAGGCTGTACCCTTTGTTGCATCCTTCATTGTATTCAATGACTGTGCTGCAGCTTGTGCATCACCAGTGATTGCAGCCATTGTTCTTGAATAGTTGGTCATGGTGTCCATTCTATTAATAGCTGAATCCATTTGACCTTTAACCATTCCAATAGCGTTCTGAACTAGCGATAATCCCATGATCGTTGCACCAATGCCACTAAATGAAGACTTCATGTTCTCGGCTGACTGTGTTGTCTTTTGAACCGCATCAGTAAGTTTGTCTTCAGCATTGATGTTATCCTTGATTCCCTTTTCAGTGTTATTCAAGGCTTGATTCATGTTGTTGATTGATGAAGTAGCACCGTTCATGTTAGCGGTACTCATTTGTTGCAATGCAGCACTAGCTTCCTGTGCCAGTTTTCTTGCATTTTCAAGGCTTGTTGTATCTATCTTTGGTGAAGATGCAGTCATGTCAGGTTGCGCTACTGCAGGTGTAACAACTTTATCAACCAAGTTAACATTTGGTGTAATGGTTGTATTGTTCAATGCTTCAAGTGACTTTCTAGCATCATCAGCACTGACTTTTGCCTTATCAATACCTGATGTATTGACTTCAACATCAATGTTATTCATCTTGTCAAATGCAGTGATGATCATGTTGATTGAATCAGCCATCTTAAGCAACTGTTCCGTCATGGAATCTTGAACATTGACCTTAGTATCAATAGCCATCTGACCACCGCCTTTCTTTTTTAAGTAAATAAAAAAGGCTAGTAGAATCTTTTTATTTTATTCTACTAGCTTCTCTTTTATCGTTCTCTATTTTGATTTGGATGCAAGCAATAACAAATGCCTTTTCTTCATCATCCATGTCCAAAAATTGTCTAGGCATGATTTGAAGCTTATGTAGTGCATAGAATGCATAGTTAGCTTCAGCATCATTGCCATTTATTAGTTTTTTGCTTCTTCAACTTTTTCATCCAGAGTTTTACCTAAATGGTTGAACTGCTGAATGAAGATAGCTAATGCATTGTATTCACCTGGATCATCTAATAACTGGTGAATTAAGTCTTCAGGTGTCTTAACACCGTATGAATCCTGTAAGTCAGCATCTAATAAGTCAGGTACAACTACTGATTCACAAATTAATTTCTCAGTCAACTTGTTACCGTTCACTGAACGTCTTACAGTACCGTTCGGTAATGTTTTTTCTGTAGTGCATTCATTATTAATTCTACCAACTTCAGCTGATGTTAATGGTCTGATTTCCCATTCTAACGGATTACCGTTTTCATCAACTAATAATTCAGAAACTGCAACTTTTGCATTTTCTCTTACTTTTTTATTTTGTTTCATGAATTTTGAAAATTTTGACATACTTGTTATTCCTCCACATTTTTAAAAGTGCACTTTATGGTGCACTTGTTTATTTTATTCCATACCAGCTAACATAGTGAATTCTTCAGGCATTTCACAATCTTCATATGTGCCTGAAATATCTTCATCTAAGTAGTTGTCATTAGCTGCATCAAACTTAGCCATGATAACTGAATCCAAGTTGCAGCCAGTAAATACTACTGACTGTCTACCAGCTGCTGAAGTTGGGTCATCATTGACTACTTCAGTTTCAAAGTAGACATCCTTACCAGTGTTCTTGTATTCAATCATCATTTTTCTAAAGATTGATGTGTTGTAGTGTAACTTAGCTGAGAATGTACCAGCCCATCCAGTAGCCTTGTTACCCTGACCTGTTCTACCAAGAATAGGTACTTTTGATTTGTTTTTAGCGAATGTAAATGTAGCATCAATCATTTGCATCAATAGGTATCTTTTACCATTAATCTTAACATAACATGATGCTAACTTAGCTGACATTGAATCAGCAGCATTCATTGTAATATTTGCCATAATTTTTCAAGCCCCTTTTCTATTCTACTACAGTTGTCATGTATAACTGTTCCATTGCCACAATTGGTGTAATAGCGCAGTCTACAAGCACCTGACCTTTGTTGTCACCCTGTTTAACCACAATTGTCTGAGCATCATATGGTTCAATAGCACGAATAGTGACAAGGCTATTGAATAACTGAACAATATCTGACCATAGTGATACTCTACCATCCTGATCATTAGGAATTCTACCTAGGTACTGGTTCTTGAATATTGTTGCAACTGATGTAGCAATAGCATCAATAATACGGATAACCTGATTGTTTTTGAAGTCATTGCCTTTTTCAGCAGTCACTGATACCAATGAATTGATGTCTTTTAATACAACAATGTCATCACCTTCACGCATAAGAACGAATTCACCATTATCAATAGTTTCTTCCAATTCAGTCTGTGTATAGTCTACTTTGAATGTGAATTCACCAGTAGTGTATCTTGTGTTCATTGCTGAAGCGTTGATTGCAGTACCAGCCTGAAGACCAGCTACCCAGTATACCAATGAAGCTTCATTAGAACCATCAGTAGTTTGGTTCTTTACATTGATTACTGATTCATCATCAAAATCACAATTGTAAACAACCGCCTGGAACTTAAGACCATGCTCATTTCTCATACGTTTAGCATAATTTGCATATAAACGGTTGACAACTGAATCAGTAGAAACAACCGCAATGATGTTGAATGCATATGATTCAGCCTTGTTTAAGAATGACTGATGATCAGCAGTAGTGACTGTATCACCGTTCGTACCACCAGTTAATGCAGTAGAAGCAGTAACAGTTAATTCAGCATCTTTGAATGTTACATAATCATTTGCAACTAACTCAGAAGCAGTAGCAACTGTCTGTGAATCAACTTTTCTTGTATCTAAGAATGTAGCTACATCAAACTTAGTAGCATCATCAACATTCTTCTGAATAACGATTTTAATATCATTACCACGCACACCACCGCATTTTGCAGTAGCAAAAGCGTTGGAAGCCTTAACTGCACCGTTGTTTAACTTGTAAGCATATAAAGTAGTAGCGTTATCAAAAACGTCACGTAAGCCTTTTAATTTAGGGTCATCATAAGCATAACCAAATAAAGACAGTGAGTTCTTAGCAAAATCTTCAGCAGTTACAGTGAAGATTTCATTATCCTTACCCCAATCTAATTCAAAAGCCATTGCAATGTAGCCACGGTCACTTAACGTAGTTGATGCAGCAGCTTTGGAAATGAAATTGATATAAGCACCTGGCAACTTTTTGTTTCTTGATATAAATGTTCCACCACCGAAAGCCATATTATTTCACCTTTCCTTTCATGAAGTCAGCTAATAATGTACTGACTTCCTTTAATGTATAAGTCTTGTCATCTTCAAGAATGACTTCTAGTGCATCCCTTGAAGCTGCAAAACTTTTAGCACTAAGGATTGCATCCTTAGTGAACTTATCTTCTTTTTCCAATTTGTTTGTTGTCTTAGCCATTTTTTTATCACCTCTTTATTTTAGGTTGTCTTTGAACAAGTTCATCTATCATGATGTCTTCCTTCTCCTTCTTCTTGATCACGAATAAATCGTAGTTAATCGTGAAGTGTAGAACGTCATCAATTTCCTTACCATTCATGTTCTTGCCACGTAACTGATAGTTACTTGATTCAATGCTGATGTATTCAAGACATTCAAGCAGTCTTTCATTCACATCATTGATTTCAGCAAGCTTATTGGACTTATCAGAAGGATAATAGATAACAGTAAACAAGTTTGTTTTAAAGTATCTATCATTAAGAAACTGTTCCTGATTGTTATCAGCACTGAACACCATGAAGCAAGGTTCCTTGATTCCCTGTTCAACGTCTTCCTTATAGATGTGATAGTCACTACCAAATTCCCTGTAAATAGCCTTGGCTATTCCACTTATGATTTCATTAATCATTTCAATGCACCTTCAAGAAGCTTCTTGACCTTGCGTTCAACGATAGCTTCCGCCTTTCCCTTAATTTCCTGTTCTGAGATGGTGAGCATGTACGTGCCACGAACCCACTTCTTATGATCACGTGTTCTATGCCCATATTCGACATATGGTGCATATTCCACATTGTTGTAGATTTCAATGGTGTAAGTATCACCGTTTTTTTGAAGTTCTCCAACTTTCCAGCCACGCATTAGGGTACCACCAACGTGACCTTTCTTTGACTCACCTCTAGGTGTTCGTTTCTTTGTAGCACGTAGAAGTCTTGCAGCTATCTCTTTTGTGATTTGTTGCATGATCACTTCATTGTTGTCAGCAAGTTGTTGTAACTGCTTGGCAACTCTACGTAAATCATTGCAGTTCACATTCACGCTAAGCTTAGGCATAATGCTTTACTGGTTTCATGATGATCTCTTGATGTGTTGGATAAACTGCTGGTTTACCAGTAGCACTGTATTCATCAGTGATACCATCATGTACTACTGTGATAGTGGAACCTTCAGGTACGCTTATTTCAGGTGCTATGAACAGTTTTACAGTCTGAACTGTCTGATAGGACATATCATGTTCATTGACTACATCAATTGCCTTGAACGAGATTCTACAGGGCTGTGAGTCCACAACCTTAGTAGGCTTCATACTAGTTGTATGATCAGCATTAATGTGTTCAACCATTTCACTGATTGTGCATGTATGATCATAGTGCTTTTCAATACTTTGACGTATTCTTACCACTTGATTTTGCGATAGCATACAAGTTCATCCCTTCCATGCTCTATCAGATAATCACACATAGCAGTAAGCTTTGTTGCATCATCTGTACCATCTTCAGTGACCTGAATGTCACCTAGTTTCACACTTTTGAAGGCTTCATCAATGTTGAATGATGAAGGTAGTGACTTAGTACGGTATGCTTCAAGTATAACCTTACCGCATACAACGTCTACATACACGTACATAAGCCCCTGTGGAATGTTTTTGATGTTACACATATTGAATATACTGTTTTCTATTTCAAGCATTGTGTAGGCAATTTTGAACGCAATGATATCATTGTCACTGTCATCATCTAAGAAGGTAAGACTTTTTAGCCTGTCCAAAACTAACTGGACAGTTTCATCAGTGATTGTTGTACTGCTTGCAAGCAGCAGTGCTTTGATTTTTTCAAGCATGTACAATCACCACCTAACTAGCCTTTAGAAATGATTCTTGCAATAGCAATAGCTTTGTGGTTGAAGTATGAACGCTGTGCAGCAGTACTTTCACCTGAATGTACTACTTCCCAGTTAGCACCATTAGATAATTCAGCATCAGTTGGTGATGTTGTAGCCTGTGATGCCTTAGTGTAAGAAATACCTCTTGGTGAGAATACTTTACGCTGTCTTACATATAATGTGTTTTCACCACCATTAACTGCTGGGTTACGGTCAACTTCTGAAGGAACTCTAGCACCGATATCTTCATAGTCAATTGAACCGTCACCTAATACATAAGTTGTGTATTTAGTGTAAGCTGGTACATCACCTGAAGCTTTAACATCTTCAGTAGGCATTGAATCAGAGATGACAACTAGTTTACCGTTCCATGTACCTAAGTCCAATTCACGCTCAATACCATTAGCATCAGTGTACTTCAAGTGTGCTAATAGGTTTAAGTTTTCTAAGTTAGTAGATACTGCTGAATGCATGAATACTAATGAGAATTTTTTCTTGTTAGCACCACAAGCTTTAGCAGTTGCAGTATTCAATGTAGTAGCAGTCATTAAACCGTCACCTTCAGCTGTTACGTCAGTAGTATGAGCATTAACGAATTCTAGGTTCTTAGCGCCAGTCATTGAGAAGATACCCTGAAGTGTAGCTAAGATTGTATCTTCATCTAAGTTATCTAAGTATTCAGCTACCTGTGTAACGATATTTCCATCAAAGTCTTCACCGCCTGTGATGTCATATGAGAAGTCAGCTTCAGTCCATGCTTTTGCACGTCCAACGACTACAACACCACGTTCAAATGTCTTAGTTCTAGTTGCTGTGATGT